TTATCTGAGTCATGCTCGCTTAAGATCTTAGGTAACATTAAATCGCCCAAGTCCTTAGTCGTGCAGTCGAAGTAACACGGCACATGCGAGGGGAACCGCTCGGCTAACATCTTCAGGATACTGCTTTTACCTGTACCCATATGACCTTGTACCATTGTAGTAACAATGTGTCCGGTTGCTGCGATTGAGTCGGTTACTTCGTCTAACGTTTGTGCGAATAACATATCTGCTGTCTGCTTCATGGTGTATCTCCTGTGTGTATGTGTAATCCAAACATGTGTTTGGAATCTTGTTACCAACTAAACTGCTTAAGTAAGTCATCTACCTTGTGCTTCACATCGTGGCGCAGCGCGTTGTCCTCGCGCAATGCGTCCGGCGTGATACCTGTTACCATTGCTTCGATACGTGCTTTGGCTTGCTTCATCTTGGGATCCCCCGTGATGTTGAACTTATCTAGCAGGTCGATCATCTCGCGCACGTTACCCACTAAACTATCGCGGAATACCTGACGCTCTTGCCCTGCTAACTTCTCGCTCATGTTCTTTAACACTGTGTGCGTCCGCTCCCATACGTCTGAGTACGCTTTGTCTAGCTGGTCTTTATAGTACGTAGCGTAACTCTCGTTAAGATATTGTAGTGCGTCATTACCAACGCTAACCCTGAAGTCACCTACATCTGGCACGGGCAGATAGTTAATGCTGAACCGATACCGATCACGCACATCTTCCTTACTCGGATAGTCCTCGTAGTTAAACATTGCACCTAGCTTAGTATGTGCCCGCAGTAACATATCGTCCCATTCGTCTAAGCACTCATCGACTAGTTCATAGAACTTAGTCTGTGCCCCGCTCATGTGAGCGTTATACTCTGCGAATGATGCAGTCGGCAGTAGTACTGTTCCTGAGTTAGACCAAGGCATTGTGTTTGTATAGTGGTAGGTGCGTGAGTTACCTGCGAACTTGCCGATGGCCTCATGCTTGGGTTCATCTGCGAATAACTTCTTATGGGCATTTACTACACGGGTAGTGGTGTTCTTTTGTGCATCGATCTCGGCTGAGATGTTGCGGTCTAACTTACGCCCCGTCCATACGCTGATGTTCAACTCTACTAACATAGCGGCTGATGCAATGCTTGGTGCTGTACTGATTATATCGTTCATGGTAAATCTCCTTAGGTTAATTCCAAACAGGTGTTTGGATTGGTGTGGTGCTGCTTAATGTTGTTGTTAATTTGTTACTATAAGATACATTATACTATAGTTTGATACTCTTTGTCAAGTTATCCTTATGAAAACACTCTAGCAAGCAGGGGCTTGTTGAATGATGGGGCAATAAGTCGTTTCTTATATCCGTACCCAATGTTGATACAGTTAAAGTAGTGCACTGCACGTGCGAGATCACCCTTGAATGAGTACTTGGTTTTGTACGCACTCTTACCGCGACCTACCTGCACAAGGAAAATAGACTCGCTCGTGTACGCAATTGACTTGCCGTTAAGTTCTTTAGTTATGAGCTCCATCTCAACCCCCTGCGAATACAATTAAGATCCCTACGAAGAACAGTAGGGCAACGATGTTATCCATGTCCATAAAGAACTCTCCTCTAAACTTACTAAACAATACTTGCTGAACCCACATCTGGTCATCCATATCTGGGTGCTCGTATGGTCTTGTGTACGCCTTGCCTATCTGCACTCGGGGCTCACGCTCGAAAACTACGATACCTTTGCCGTATCCCACTCGGTTTAACATTCTTTTGTCCTCATGTAAGATTCCAGTGCTGTTGCTCTCATGTAAGATTCCAATGCTGCTTGGATTGTGTACGCAGATAACAACTTGCCACGTGATTCCTCTAAGCATATGTAATTCATAATAAAATCGGCTAGTGTGTCTACACCCATCTGGAACTCGCGCTCGTCCATCATGCACCCCCATAACATTGATCAATGTCGTATTGGTTTGAGTTGTTATACTGTTCCTCTTGTATCATGCAGCCAATCTCTCTAGGTGCGACTAGTATTGCTAGGCCACGCTTGTCGATCATCTGCACTAAGCCGCTCGGTCTAATACCCGTTACGATGCAGGGGAATAACCCGCCTACGTACTTCATCTCACGCACATCACCGATGATTAGTTCTCGCTTGGTGCGCTCGTCTATGATCTTGGGTAGGCCTTTCATCGTGCCACCTCCACTGCGCAGCCGATCTCTTTAGGGGATGCAATGAACCGCAGTGCACGCTCGTCCATTGTTTGCAGGTGTACATAATCTGCGCCACCATCCATGTGGCCTACACCTAACAGGATACATGCAGGATGCTTGCGCTCGAATACCATATGCACGATTGATCCGTTAATAACTTCTACGCCTTGTTTGTTGATTAGCTTCATGGTTGTTACTCCTTAATTAATGTGTATTTGATTCGTTCTAATGTGTCTGCTGCTTCTTCGAGCAGGTTGGCTATCTTGTCCGGCTGACCTAACTGCACACTCTTGCGGGTCTTTATACTGCGTCGAATTCGAGCACGATTGCGTAATCGGTAGATCAATCCTTGTTGTTCATAGGGTAATTGTGATTCGTCTTGCATGGTTATCTCCTAGGTTGGTGTTGAATTCCAAACACGTGTTTGGATTTGTTTCGTTGATAATGTAGCGCAGCGTCCTCCCACACTGTAATGCTATTGTAACATAAGTGGGTGTTAAAGTCAAGTAAAACATGGTCAAGATTTTAGAGTGGAACAATGTTACATTGGAACAATATAATAGTCTACATCTGGTACTGTAGCTGCTACATTATCAGGTCGCAGCTACAAAAGGGAAAGTTCTACAAACCAGTAATAGCAAGGGTTATTTTATAGTGTAGCAAACGTTCTATTTGTTCTTAAGAAAATCAATGGTTTTCCAAAATTGGGTTGACCTGCTTAATATGCCCCGATTGCCCTATCTCGCGCTCGTTTGCCAAACTACTTTTTTTAGCGAGAACATTCAGAACTTTATCACAATGCTTGGTATTACTGGATTGTAGACCAGCTACGTTTGCCTAATGTAGCAGCTACAGTACCAGATGTAGACCTATTGAACCTATATATTTTTAGTGGTACACTAGGAACTGTAGGATCATCTGGATCTTATCTACAACTTAAACTTAAGGAACATTATTATGAACCATTCAAAAGCCCGCAACGCCGCCTTTGCTAAAGGTAACGTAACAGAAGAAAATAAGACCGCATATATGACAAGGTTTCGCTTGCCTCATTATGTACACATGGAACTATTAGATATAGCAACCGAAAAGCATGTGTCCTTCAGTCGTTTGTGCATTGAGATATTAAGGACAGTAGCCGACAAGCATATTGCCAAACGTGAAGAAGAAGACCGCAAGATCGCAGAGATCGGCGAATTCTAACGTCAACGTCAACATGGGAACAGGTATCAATAAAATCTTAAGGCACAAAAAAGCCCGACCATTTTCAGGTCGGGCAATCCAAACACCTGTTTGGATTTTACAGGGTACTGAAGGAATTAATAGCCTGAACCATACCGCGATTAAACTCAACCATTTTGCAGCCCGCGAAGTCTTCACGCTCGCTTAGCTTCTGCACCTTAGCTAATAGCTTGCGTGCGTCCTCAAGGGCCTTTGCAATCTGTTCTTCCATTGTCTTCGCGGGCTTCTCTGCGTCCCCCTGCAAGGATTCTTCGTGGGCGGTCAACCATTTAACCGCGCGATTAAAATACGTGTTGCGCGTATTGCTGACGGTTTTAAAATCCTTTTCTTGTTGGGGGGTGCGATCCTTCGCCTTGATATCAGAATTGAAGATCGCAACTTGCGCCTTAGTAAACTTAAGGGAGTAAACAACATCCCACCACTCAGCGACCGCAGTACGATTCTCTGACGCACACTTACTTAGGTTCGATTGCGTCAGCATGTTAGCGCGAAGCCCTGCGTTATACATGGCCTCAGCCGCCGCTTGCACGGGGGTCTTACCCTCCTGTTTGGCCTTCTCAATTTTAACTTCTGCGTTAAAGGCCTTGTTGATTAGATCGACGGTCGATGAAGAAAAGTATTGTTTGTTCATGGTTATATCTCCTTAGGGTTAGTCGCATCGATTGATACGATGAGATACATTATACACGTTTGGTAGAGAATGTCAATCTTTGATAGACTTTGATAGTTTAATTGGCTTGGTAGGCGCGATTCCAAACACGTGTTTGGATTTTTCCGGTGACGCTTTGAACACCCCTACCACCACCTTTTGCAATCTGGTTCCATCCATGTCCTATATCTCCTATTCTGCGCACTCATAGCTCACTTTTTTCAATTTGACCCACCCCCTTACCCTCGTAAGTACCTAATCATAAAAAATTTTTGTACCATATGTATAAACACTTCCCCTTAAGATGTTATACGGTACGATTAGCTTGACACCCCTTAGCTTATTAGTTATATATCTAATACTTCATAATTTGCATGGACATAATGCAACTGCACCTCGAACCCGATTTAGCCATACCCTTTCCAACTGAGCCTATGCCATTCAAGGACTTTCAGGAGAAAGCTGCTGCTGCGTGCAGAACCGCAGAGCTACTTGAGCTAGATATATCCCCTACTGCAGAAGATCGTGAGATTGCTGAGCAAGCACTATATGACATTGCCGAAGATCAAGAGAAGGCGAACAAGGTGCTGTCTAAGCAAAACTTTAAGCCCGCTATATATCACGAAGTAAACGGACTACTTAATCAATACTCGGTGCGTGTAGTAGAGAGCGCAGCGCAGATTCGACTACTTGTTACTAATAAGCTTATATTAGAAGCAGAAAACCCCGACCCTAAATACAGGCTCCGTGCGTTAGAACTGCTAGGTAAGATCACAGATGTAGGCTTGTTCACAGAGAAGTCAGAGGTAACCGTTAACCATCGATCCACTACTGAACTAGTAGATAGTATCCGAGGCAAGATCCAGAAGCTTATGTACCCCGACGATGTTAAGGATGGGGAGCTTGTGGTCAACGGTGAGACTATAGATATAGATGCGGAACTTGGGCTAACCAATGCAAGCAACAGCAACTGACCCTTTAGCATCTATCACAGATGCGGAGTTAGACTTCTTGGCAAAGAACTTAGATAAGTTTGATGAGTCTGACGCTGCAGAGCTTAACCTTATTATTGATGAGATTGCGAGTAGGCGTTCGGCTAAACAATGCAGGGATGATTTGATTGCGTTCTGTAAAAAGATGCAGCCGGATTACAAGGGAGGTAAACACCACCGAGTCCTAGCTAACCTGCTAATGCAGATTGCAGATGGTAGTAAAGACCGAGTATGTGTTAACATACCGCCCCGACATGGTAAGTCGCAGCTTATTTCTATTTATTTTCCAGCATGGTTCTTAGGCAAGCACCCGGATAAAAAGGTGCTGATGGTGTCACATACAACTGACCTTGCTGTGGACTTTGGACGAAAGGTAAGGAACCTAATCGATGCCCCAGCTTACAAACAAATATTTCCTACTGTTAATCTCGCTGCTGACAATAAGTCTGCTGGTCGTTGGAATACTAATTCTGGTGGCGAGTATTTTGCTTGCGGTGTGGGGTCTGCTCTTGCGGGTCGCGGAGCGGATTTACTCTTGGTGGACGATCCTCACAACGAGCAAGACATTATCAATGGTAACTTCGATGTTTTCGAAAAAGCCTACGAATGGTTCGCCTACGGAGCAAGAACGCGTCTGATGCCGGGTGGTCGGGTTGCTGTTGTGCAGACCCGATGGCACCAAGATGATCTAAGTGGGAAACTAATTAGGGACATGGTACAGAATGAAGGTTCTGACCAGTATGAGGTTGTAGAATTTCCCGCTATATTTAATGAGAACACGGACGACGAACGTGCGCTCTGGCCTGAGTGGATGCCGCTCGATGTATTAAAAAGAACAAAAGCATCCATGCCCGTGTTCCAGTGGAACGCGCAGTACCAACAAAATCCCACTGCAGAAGAAGCTGCTATCGTCAAACGAGAGTGGTGGAATGTATGGAAATCAGAAACAGCCCCACCTTGCGAATACCTTATCATGACGCTTGATGCCGCTGCGGAAACACATAACCGTGCGGACTTCACCGCACTTACCACTTGGGGAGTATTTTTTAATGAAGAAACAAACGCCCACAACATTATTCTGCTCAACAGTATTAAGCGACGAGTTGAATTCACTGACCTTAAAGACCTCGCAATTAACGAGTACCGAGAATGGCAACCTGACGCTTTCATTGTCGAGAAAAAATCTTCCGGCACTGCTCTTTACCAAGAGATTAGAAGAATGGGAATCCCAGTACAGGAATACACCCCTCATCGCGGATCGGGTGACAAGTTAGCACGCTTAAACTCTGTAGCTGATATTATCAAGTCTGGTTTGGTATGGGTCCCAGAAACACGTTGGGCAGAAGAAGTAGTGGAAGAGATTGCCGGGTTCCCATTCATGACGAACGATGACTTAGTAGATGCGACTACAATGGCGCTAATGCGGTTCCGACAAGGTGGGTTTATACGACTGCCCTCAGATGAGCCAGAAGAAGTGCAGTGGTTTAAAGCAAAACGAACTAAAGGGTACTACTAATGTTTAACAGATCAATGCCCGGATTATGGAAGTGGAACTTATTCTGGATCAAAGTAGAAGGATTCCCTGAGTTGAACGGTTTAAACGTCTATACTCGTCATAATTTAGGAAGCAAAGGGTTTGTGCTTCGATTCGGAAAGCTTAGATTCATTTGGCGCTATTCTAAATACACCAAAAAAACCATAAGTAGGATTGAATGGAACAACATTAAAGAAGAAAGTTATGGACCTTTTTCTTTTGTAAACGGAAGCCTTGGCGAAGGCTCCAATAAAGAATAAGGCAATGAAATACAACGCTGGTACACAACGGAAAACAAATTATGGCTATAGATAAAGGGCTGTACGCTGCACCTCAAGGTATTGACTCCGCAATGGGAGAACATGAACCGTTTGAGATAGAGATCGAGAACCCCGACTCTGTATCAATGCACTTAGATGGGCTAGATGTAGAGATTGAACCCGGTCAAGAAGAAGAGGATGACTTCAGTGCTAACTTAGCGGAACAAATGCTGGATAGTGAGTTGCAGATGTTATCTAGCGACTTGTTGGAAGATTACAACAGTGATGTAGGCTCCCGTAAGGAGTGGATCGAGACATATATTAAGGGTCTTGAACTGTTGGGTCTTAAGATTGAAGACCGTACGCAGCCTTGGGAAGGTGCATGTGGAATATTCCACCCACTGTTAGCCGAAGCACTGGTTAAGTTCCAGTCAGAAACAATGATGTCTATCTTCCCCGCTGCGGGACCTGTTAAGACGTTAGTGTTAGGTAAGGAAACCCCGGACAAGAAACAATCCTCTGAGCGGGTTCAGGAAGATATGAACTACCAGTTAACAGAGGAAATGCCTGAATTTAGACCTGAAACCGAGCGTATGTTGTGGGGCTTGGGTTTATCTGGTAACGCGTTTAAAAAGGTGTATTTTGACCCGGGTTTAAACCGCCAAGTGTCAATGTATGTACCCGCAGATGACTTAGTTGTACCTTATGGCGCGTCAGATTTAGCGTCTAGCCCCCGTATTACCCACGTAATGCGTAAGAATGAGAACGAGTTACGTAGATTGCAGGTATCTGGGTTCTATCGGGACATAGATTTAGGTGAACCGAACAATGTATTAGATGCAGACGCAGTAGAAAGTAAGATTGCGAAGGAAATGGGGTTCCAAGTGACCTCAGACGGGCGATTTAAGCTCCTTGAAATGCACGTTGACCTTGATTTACCGGGGTT